TCTTCTATAAAACCCTTAACCAGGAGGTGTTTATTAATCTTTTGCAACTCATAAAACCCCTTATATCCCACTGCTAAACAGTGAATAACTATTTATCAAAAAACCAAAAACTACACACATTATGTGTGTAGTTCTTACTACAAATGGTGCCCGGTGAGGGGTTCGAACCCCCGACCCTCTCGGTGTAAACGAGATGCTCTTCCGCTGAGCTAACCGGGCCTTATTTTGGTCGGGGAGAGAGGGATCGAACCTCCGACCTCCTGGTCCCAAACCAGGCCGTCTACCGCTGACTTACTCCCCGATAATTTTGGTGGAGACACGGGGGTTCGAACCCCGGACCTACGGCTTGCAAAGCCGTCGCTCTACCAACTGAGCTATATCCCCATGAATCTATTTATATCGTATTCTTAATCTCTCAAAAAAGCAACCACATGCTGGACTCGCACCAGCACCAACTCAACGCCTTTGCAAACGTCGATGAGTCAGGCCTCACCTCGCGGGAGTGGCTCAAAAATGGCGTCCCCTGCTGGATTCGAACCAGCGACCTACAGATTAGAAGTCTGTTGCTCTATCCAGCTAAGCTAAGGAGACAATCAAAATCGTTAAAGTAAAAGCAAGAGTTTTGATAAACTCTTGCTTTTATAATTGGTGCCCCCAGCAGGTTTCGAACCCACCGCCTCCTGCTTACAAGGCAGGCGCTCTACCAAATGAGCTATAGGGGCATTAATTTTGGCTCCACGACCTGGGCTCGAACCAGGGACATTCTGATTAACAGTCAGACGCTCTACCAACTGAGCTATCGCGGAACATAACTTTCATCTATGCTATTTAACTTCTTGAGCAGTGTCGGCTTATTTTTCTAATTAAGATCAATAAGCCGACTGTGCTTCGGTACACCTGTCATTAGATATGCCATTTGATCAGCAAGAACATGACGGTTTTGCAATAGCAAATGCTCGTAGTGATTTGGTTCATATGGGACATACAACAGTTCCATACCGGATTGCTTGAGCGACTTGCACCCCTTCTTTTGGTTGCACGGGATGCAAGCAGTGACAACGTTGGTCCATTCATCGATTCCGCCATGGAATCTAGGAACAATGTGGTCTCGGCTTAGTCTCGTGTGTCCAAAATGATCACCGCAGTAACCGCAAATGTTGCGATCACGAGCAAACAAGGTACGATTAGTCAAGACAACTTTGTTGTGCTTACGAAAATCGAATCCTGTGCCACGTACTGCAATGATGCTCGGTGTTTCAAGATAGCTTTGTCGGCCGTCCTTCTGAATGCCTCCGCGATACTTAGCGATGACATCTCCTAAAGTCCAGACAACCAAGTTCTTAGCATGATAGCTAATTGCGTCGTCGTTGGTAATCCATGCTCTTGGAGTACCCGAAATGTCTAAGGCTAGAACCGCCATGATTAACTCCTATATATTATCATATTTAGACTGTTTATATTATATAGACTATGATTGGACTTAGTGCAACCAAAATCTATAAATAATCTATCAGCATTGGCTGATAATTTGGTGCCCAAGAAAAGACTCGAACTTTCACGGACTTTCGTCCACAACGACCTCAACGTTGCGTGTCTACCGTTCCACCACCTGGGCAATAATGTTTTGGTACTCCCTACAGGATTCGAACCTGTGACGCTCTCTAATCTGGAGACGATGCTGGATATAAGCCAGGTGTTTTACCGCTAAACTAAGGGAGCAAACTTGGTGCCCTATGGCAGAATCGAACTGCCATCTACTGATTACGAAACAGTCGTTCTACCATTTAACTAACAGGGCAATTATCTTGTAGATTTATTATCTGTATGCCATTGACCATAAACACAATGTAGGAACTCGTGACCTACAAACTCAGGCTCATATGAAATAGATGGATCCATCATGTGTATAGTGCATTTACCTTGATCATTTTTAAATAAAAGAGTAAATGCTGCCAAATTAGGATCAGTTACGCCATATTTACGTGCTTCTTTTTGTAAGTCAGTTCTTGATTTGTAGGTGACAATATCAACAGTAACTCTACTGTTCTCGTATTGTTTTGCGCCAAATCGATAATTAAAATCTGAGCCAACAAATCGATAGTTGTCAGCACCTGTATTATTAGGCTGATTACACGCTGTAAGCACTAAGAACAAAAACAATATTGCTAGTTTCTTCATAGGAACCCTCCCATGAATATTTATGCTTTATAGTGGGCCTGCTGTACCACAACATCAGCAGCATTATCGACCAATTAGAAGCGCCGGTCGGTAGGGTTAGTTGTTGAAGTCATCGTCAGATGGTTGCTATGATACGTACTTGAACCGTCATCCTTTACAGAGATTCAACTGGCCAGCCTAGGCTCTGTGACTAATACTTCCAACACCCACTACAAACTTGGTGCCCCGAGAGGGACTTGAACCCCCACGCCTTGCGGCAAAAGATTTTGAATCTTCCGCGTCTACCGATTCCACCATCGGGGCAATAAATTGAACCGTTTTGTTTTCAATACCCACCAAGAGAACTTAATCTCAATCCGATATTGGTTCAGCAGACGGTACTGCTTATGGTTGGTGCGAGTAGAGGGACTCGAACCCCCACGGTTGCCCGCTAGTACCTAAAACTAGTGCGTCTACCAATTTCGCCATACTCGCATTCTTTACCTTACTGTAACAGTAAGGGTTATTCTTGGTGCCGAAAGCCCGGATCGAACGAGCATCTCCTGAGCTTCAATCAGGCGCTAAGACCACATCAGCTATTTCGGCGTAACATTCGGAAGAAGGAACCATATTACCTTCAATCACACAATCATTGGTTCGGCTGATTGCGACCCTTATTGTTAATGCTTGGAAGAATTGCACTTCCCTAGGATACTGACCTATCCTCTCCGTTGCTGGTCAGAGCAAAAGAGTTCGCCACTTAGCAGGAACTCCCTTTCTAAGAACACCAGACCATACGATACTTATTAGAAGAACATTCCGGTAGATCGCTCATCTCTACTGTCTGCATTCCTCAAGCATCAAAACTTGCGGCTCAGAATGTTCATCTAATAAGTCTCACACGATACTTATTAGAAGAATACTACGTTCCCAAACCCCGCACGTGGGAATTGAACCCACAAAAACCTTTGTACGGTTATGAGCCTTTGGGTGGCTCAACGTAGCATTCATCTAATAAGTCTCGCAAGAGACTTATTATTTTCTAACGATGTCAAAGAACGAGAGAACTTCTTTTGTCACTCTCTATATTCTCAATGTACGACATAACAGGAATAATGTCAACCAAAAAGTTGCCTGCTTGAGAATTATTTTTGACATCGTTTAATTGGCGGGACCGTATTTTTCTCTTGGTTACTTCTATTTTTGGAATATAGACATACAAGACGGCCCCATAAACTTTGGTGGGTCTAGAAGGAATTGAACCTTCCACCTCTGTCGAGTCAGGACAGCGTTCTACCAATGAACTATAGACCCGTTGTTGGTGCAGATAGAAGGATTTGAACCTCCTTTTAACAATTTGTTAAAAGGAATTCAAAATAGGTGGAGGGCACGGTGGGAGTCGAACCCACTTGAGATAAATCTCGACTGATTAAAAGTCAGTTGCTCCACCGTAGAGCCTCGTGCCCATAAAGAATAATAAAGATTGGCGCATCTGGTAGGACTCGAACCTACATGTATCCAATTAGCTTTCTCCTGTTTCGAAGACAGGCGGCATACAGATGCATTATAATGAGTAATGGTGCCGCCTGACGGAATCGAACCGCCGACATTCTGATTACTAGACAGATACTCTACCAACTGAGTTAAGGCGGCCTTTTATGGTACCGAGAGGATTGTGCTGGGGGACTAGGGCTCGAACCTAGAACCTTCGGTACCAAAAACCGACGCACTACCAAATTGTGCTATCCCCCAGCACAATCCTCCCATTCATATCAAAATGTGTGTCTTTCTAGCACCCGGTGGTCAGATAAAAGCCGACCTTCTGGCGATATACACTATGTTTAAAGTTTGATATAGGTTAGCCTTTTGTTGACAAGCGAGACTATGTTGTCCGGCATTTCGGACTTGCCCGCTTGCGAGGAATCACAATGTTCCTCACTGAAAGTTTTTACTCTCTGCGTTCTCTCCGCAGATTTCATCCCTATCACCGCCCGTTCTTTTTTTATAGTGCTTTGCAGCCTCGTTCCGACTTGCACTTTTGTAACAAAAAACCCTGAGAATCTTGCGAATCCCAGGGTCAAAATAAACAAATGTATCTATGTTTACCTGTTTCCTGGATCCTTTAATAGATTAAAGGCGCCGCGAATGCTTGTTGGATATACGTCCGCAACCGATTCCGTTGAGGTTTTTCTTCCCCAGAGCATGTGCTGTTGCAGCGATATTTTACAAGTGTTAGTGTTCATACTTTTATTTATCCCTAAATCTCCAAAGCTTTATTTAAGCTTGTTTTTTTTAGTGAGTCTGATTTTTTTCTTGCTTGCGGTTGTAAGAGCCCTTGCCCTTTTTAGGGATATAAGCCTTCGCAATGTTAAACTTGTAAGCATGTTTAGCAACTGGATTAGGCATTTGTTTCTTTCTTCGTTTCAATCTATAATTCAATATAGCACCGGGTTATTTATATGTCAAGCCTTAAATCACTTATAAATAACTTTATGGACTTCACCGCATTCTCCCACGGACAGATTCAGTCTAAGGTTTGGCTCTGCAAAGAACTCGAACCACACCTTCCTGCTAACGCTAGGGTAGCTATCTTAGGAAGCTGGTATAACGTACTGGCTTTCATGCTTCTCGCTCGAAATAGTGACCAATATCAAGAGATTTTAGGAATAGATATTGATGAAGATGCGGTCATGGTATCAGATCACATAACTGATGCTTGGAGAATCGGAACCGATGCAAAGGTAATTAATGTCGTAGCAGATGCAGGTACCTATGATTTATCCAGTTATCAGGTGGTGATAAATTGTTCTCCGGAACACATGAAATCTAATGATTGGTTCGATAATTTAGCTATAGGAACACTTGTTTGCATCCAATCAAGTGATGTAACCATCAAAGATGACAGTATCTGGAAATGCGTCAACCCTAATCAATCGTTAGAAGAACTGACAAAAAAATATCCCCTTGCACCATCTTATTTCTCGGAAACAAAAGAGATAAACTACGGTGATTGGGGATATAAGAGATTTATGATAATCGGAACTAAAGAATGATTCTATTGATTGCGTACATAACTGCTGCGATCTTTGCGATTGCTTGAATCTGACTGTCAGTTACCCCTTCAGCCCTCAATGTATTGATCATCCTTCCGATATTGACTGAATTCTTATAAACCAACGTTGATGCAAACACATACATTCCATACTGTTTTGGAGTGATTCCTCCATTTGTTTCGTGTCCATCATACGAAAAATTAGATAGAGTCAGATCCAATTGCTCCTTATCCGCATACCATAGATAGATACTATACACATCATCTATCGCAGTGAGTGACGCTGCTGTTTTTGCTGCTTCACGTTCCTGCGTCCCGAACAACGGACTATTCATTGCGATTTCTTCTGCTAGGCCTCCGTTGCCCGAAGCAATTGCAGCCGCCAACGCACAACCATGTGCATCGATCTCGTCTAGTCCTTGCAAGTCAGTCATTGCCTTTTCGAGATTTTCTGCGATGTCTAGTGAGTGTGAAGGAATGCTACCCTTCACTAGTGTTAACCAATTCATGTTTTATTATCCTTGAATATTTTGGGACCTGACTTCAATGCAAAAGAAGTAAATGTCACATTTTATTAATAATAACAGGGGTTAACAATAATGTCAACCCCTGTTATAACTTTAAAGTGTATTATTTGCCCGAACTTCACACAAGATGTATTATTAGTGCCAGACCTTTTATTTTCTGCTACGCAGGACCACAGTTACCGCATTTAGGTCGTTTTTTAATTTACGGTTATTACGATTTGCATCATCAAGTGCAGACTGCATCCCGTCGACTCTATTAATTAGATTCGACACCTTTGATTCTAATGCCACAATACGTTTGTCTACGGCATTATCAACCGATTTGGGTTTTGATTCAAAATCAGCAGGTTCAGATGCGTACATACTCATGTTAGTATTTAGTTACCTTGCAGCCAAGCTAATACGTTTTCGGGAGACGATTCACCGTATGGATCAGTCATACAATTGTGTTCGATACCGGGTTCGACAAACCACTGCTCGATTTTGCCGTTGTTAACGACGACTGCATAACGCCAAGAACGGACACCGAATCCAAGATTATCCTTTTGCACCAGCATATTCATCTTACTAGTGAATATTCCGGATCCATCCGGAATAACCTTGACGTTCTTAACCCCTTGAGATTCTATCCACTTGTTCATCACGAACGCATCATTAACTGAAATACAATAGATTTCGTCGATGCCTTGTGCCTTGAACTCATCATACTTTTCTTCGAATCCTGGTAGTTGATAGGTAGAACACGTTGGCGTGAATGCCCCCGGAAGAGAGAAAAGGACAACTCGCTTTCCGCCAAAATAATCATAAGTTGTGGTGTCTTCCCAACGATATGGGTTAGTACCTTCAATCGAGTCGTCACGGACACGAGTCTTAAAGACTACTGCCGGAACAACAGATGGTAGTAATTCAGTCATTTATTTCTCCTTTAAATTTGTTGCTAACGAGAGCGAAATTGCTTCAGCATACGCTCGACATCGGGCCGCAAACGAGAAACACAGCGGCGCCAGATACGCTGCGGCATACCCATCTTCCAAGCCCACGCGAAGTCCATGACAACGAGACCAAAGACAAAAGCGACGATGACGTTAACCATTTCAAGTTCCTTTGTTTGCAATTAATAATGTAATATAGCAAACCGAGAGATGAATGTCAACCTTTTTTATGTGTCGGGAGTATTTTTATCGATGTTATATCCCTGAAGGAACTTTTCTTCCTGAAAAGTCTTTTGGTTCCAAATTTTACGAGGATTACCACAAACCATACATCTTGGTCGTCCGCAATCCATTGCATGTCTCTTGGCCCATCGATGAGGTTGATCGATATTTGCATGGTTCCATAAACTATGCTTGGCGATCTTTAGTTGACGAGCAATCGCCGTATTTGTATTAGCAATTCGACTTGACTTCTTGAACTTGCCATGATTCATGGAATGTTCCTTGTTCGCTTATTAGATTCTCTTGAAGTCGAAGTGTGCGGATTCTTGTTCGCTTTTAATGAAGCTGTTCTCTGCTGCGATGACCACCGTCTAACATTGTTAGTAGCGGATGCAACTTGTTGCAAAAATTTTACTCCAGAACCAAACCTATTCAGATTCATGATTTTTCCTCTAGTACTATTTATGATCTAGCACTACCCAACCCAATTTGAGCAAATCTTCTCGGATAATAGGAGCCACTTCACCTTCGGAAAGATGACCATCAACACTAATGTCGGCGCAATACCAGTCTAGGTAATCGCCCCTCTGCTGCATATTTGCAATTATTGCACCTGCAGCCCGCCATGATGCTGACCAGCGTTCTTCCCTGAGGATAGGAAATACTTCATTTTTTCTAAAATCATTGTTGCATATTGCTGCATACAAATTCTGTGCATAGATATCTGATTCACGGACTTTATCTAGAATCCAATCATTGGTAAGGAGATCATATTCCATGCTGGATTTTTTCCAAGACTCGTCATTTTCTGGATCCAAATCGTTTTCTAGTTCTATGTCGTTCATCGAAGGTTCTTTCGCATGTTGTTTAATTGGTTGTGAACAGCAGAACTAAACATAGCAACAGGATAAAACAGGATGATAGCTAATAGTATCAGTAATGCAAACATAGTCAGGGTAATAGTGAAAATCATTTCAACAATAAACTGCAAGAACGGGACCATACATCTATTTATACTATGATAATTCTAGAGATTAAATTGGGTCCTTCATTATTGATGACGTGTCGAGTTGTCTTTCTTTATCTTTCTTTGCTCATCCTGTTAACCTAGCTGTAGCACAACTAAGGTTGTTAGTATTCCAGCTGCAAACGCATTAATTAATGTCAACGTATTACTTCGATTGTGCTTGATGTCATAATAGACGAGAGCAGTATTGAAGGCCAAAAAGATTAGGCAAGCAGCGAAATATAGCATATGTATATCTTTTTCGACTCAACTTGGACCCGTGATAGATTCATCTACTACAGGAGGCATGGGGGCCATGATCGGTGCATATATATTAGGCAGTTGACTATTATTAGTTGCTGGCATGGGTGTACCTGCTTGTGCATACATCAACTGTTGCACCTGAGAAATGTTCTCATCAATAATTGCGGGATTTTCAATGCCCTTGACTGTTAGGTAGTTTTTACCTTCATATTCGACAACAGAAACGATGAAGTCGATGTTTACCATCGATCTATTCTTTCCGTTTTCAGAATGTACTGTGATAAATTTGTTCATCGTAATTCTCCTGTATGTATTTACTAAACGCAAATCGATTGCGAATAATTTTTACGTCATGCTTGTCGGACAGAATCATATTACTGTGTAAGACACGTAAGGCATAAAATTAGTGATGAATATTAACCTCGAATAGAACACTCACCGACCTTGAACCATTTCAATACGTTATTGCGATCTTTGTTGTAATAGACAACACCCATGCAGCCGGATGAATCAGTGCGTCCATGAAGCGAAGTCTTGAACAGAGTTCCCTTCCAAGCGGGGCCGCCCGCTGATTTCCAACGACCGCGGTCAAACTTGAGTTCACCGACAATCTCGCCATCCTTCAAGATAGCGAAGGTGTGGAAACGATCATTGGGAAGATCATGAAAGCCGTTACGAACTTTAGCGATTGTCCACATTACGTTTTCTCTTACTGTCTCTATGATTCAATTTCAATATAGCAAAACGGGTAATTGATGTCAACACTTATTTTTGTATTCGGACAAAATAATGTTGATAAAGATTTCAGATAGGTCTGCGTCAGCAGAAGCCCGAGCAGCATCAGCAGCAGCAGCATTAGCAGCAGCACGAGCAGCAGCATCAGCAGCAGCAGCATAAGCAGCACTAGCAGCAGCAGCACGAGCAGCAGCACGAGCAGCATTAGCAGCATAAGCAGCAGCACGAGCAGCATCAGCCGCAGCATAAGCAGCATCAGCAGCATCAGCAGCATAAGCAGCAGCAGCACTAGCAGCAGCAGCACAAGCAGCATCAGCAACAGCACGAGCAGCATCAGCAGCACTAGCAGCAGCAGCAGCACTAGCAGCAGCAGCACAAGCATCAGCCAAATCACCATTACCATTCAAGGCATCGATGACCTGTTGACAGGCATCTTCTACCGGTTGCCAGTAATCAGATAGAATAGCTGGTTGTACTTTTCTCGCCGTAGCTAAGGCATATTCGACACATGCGATACGAAACTTGCGCATCACTATATCTATATCGATAGTATTCCAAGTAAACGAAGTTCTGTTGAACTTTTTCTTGAATTCTACCGTATCGAAATAATGCAACAGGCCATTGAACTGCTCGGGCGGTTCACAGAGAACCGCCCACATCTCGGCTTGATGGTCAAGCATTTTTGTACCGCCGTTTGTTTGTCGCTGTTCACAATTCAACATCTAGGGTAATCCAAAGAGCGTGATAAAAATATTAGACCTTCAACGACCAGGTTTGAGCCCGATAATATTCCAAGGTATCTTTCCGCGCAGCCCTAAAGAGACCTTTAACTGCAACGGTTTTATTGGTAGATAGATAGTGGTCAAACAAGTTAGTCGTTGGACAGCGAGCATCCACACTCAACATGATGCGATCATCTTTGTGATCACGGAACCAATACTCGTGCAGGCTATGGCCCTTGCGATAAGCCCTAACTTTCTTGATAAGGGTTAGTTCCTGCTGTTCAGTTTCGTAGTTAAGTACATCCCCTCTAAGAGGATGATACTGGCCATCGAACACCAAATCAAGTTCCTTATCGTATTGATAGAAATAAGGCAGCTTGTATAGCATACCCAAAAACTTCGTGGGGAATTGATAGTTCTGACCAGCTGTCTTAAATTCGCCGCTTAGGAAGCGAGCCAAATCTTGCCGAAACGGAGTGAAGCGATCACCGCGAAGTGTAGTCAAAACAATCTTATCATTATAATGTCTGCGAACGATTCCTGCAAAGACACGATCTTCTTCGGTAATCTGTTCTTTAATGAAGTTGGACATGAAATCGTGTCCAATGGTGCCGTTTTCTACATCAGGATCTTGGTTAGTTAGTCGATAAAGAACACAACTAAGCAGCAACGGATCCTCATGAGTTAAGGTTGTTGGCTCCGGGATATCAAATTTACTGTCCCAATCATGAGTGTCAACAATAACCGGATTAAATCGAGTCATACATATCTCCTATAATTCAATATAGACGAATTCTAAAAATAAAGCAATATTGCTTATGAGTTGGATAGGGTCCCTATCCAACTTGGTTAAGTTTGACAAAGCTATAAGAACAATCGTTGTATACGATTTTAAGTCATTGTAACCCTCTATATAACGCCGGATGCGTTCAATTCATCCTATGATTTGACATTATAGATTTTTGAGGGGAAAAGCAAGCCGCAGCTTACCCAATTGTGATATCTTCCATTCCGGCTACCCTCAATCTCACGACATGACCTAACATAAAGTTCTTGCTATCCAGACCCTTCATTATACCTAGAAACTTGTTTCGCACTAGAGCGACCTCGTTGATCAGTACCTCGAAATCGATTACCTCATCTTCACCGTCGACATACTTTTCAGCGTCACGGCTAGACAATGCCCTGTTATATTTTTCTAGGTATTTTTGAAAATGTGTTCTGCGAATCTTTCGTAATTGGATATTTAAGTAGTTGAGTACCGCTTCGATCTCTTGTAATTGATTGAAGCGATACTCAGCTATACCAGGAAGTGCAGCAATATTCTTTTCGATATTACCGTATACCTTGACATCAGACTTTGCCGACTGTATCTCGCGCTCATAGTACGAGATAAAATCGGGAAGTGCGCTTAAATCTCGTGAGACTCTGCTGTACCAGGTCATAAGTAAGGATCGTCGTAATCTTCGTCAAAATATGAGTCATCTTCGTCCCGGCGAACCTCGACCAGACCGTCTTCTGGCGTCTCT